TTTAAGTTCTCCTAAATGTCTATCGATACAGCTATTATATACGGAAAAGCGAATAAAAGCAAGTATAAACTAAACTTAAACACGGAAAAGCGTTGACATGAGGTAAATACTGGGTTATCATTAAAGCACGGAAAGCCGTACATAGAAACGAGGTGATAGAATGGCTTTTAATTATGACTATCTTAGGATATTCATTAAAGAAAATTATGGGACAATCAATAAGTTTGCAGAGTTTCTAGGCATTGGTACTACTCAAATATACGAACGTCTTGGGAACAGAGTTCCATTTACTCAAAAGGAAATCGATAAGGTGGCAAATGAAAGTAAAGCTGAACCATTACCACCACAAGAAATTTACCGTCTTTTTTTTACAAAGTAAGCACGGAAAACTGTGCAAATTGAGGGGAGGTGAAATCAAATTGAAAACTCCATTACAAACACATATGGAAAATAAGTCAAAAGAAGGAAAGCAAATAAATATTAATAGTGTAAAAGAATACACAGTAAAAATCAAAGTAGATACAACTGAATTAGACTGTGCAATAAAAAAGCTTAAACGACTTAATAAGTTAGTAACAAAAAATAAATTGCCACGTGTAACGATTAGCACACATGGCAATTTAGATGAAAAGAAAATTATTGAGCTTTTAGGCAAGTGCCAATGGAAATAGCAATTACTGATGAAGTATCTAAAAGTAATGAACCAAGTTCTTGGACTGATTGAGATGAAATTAATTTAACATCCTTTAGTAGTAATGAATTTTCATCAAACAATAGATGTCTTTTAGAATTTGGAGCATAATTTTTATTTAATGCTTTTTCTGTACTTTTTAAACATTGATAGAGTAGTTTGGACTGAATATCAGATTCATCACTATATACAGGAAGAGCAGACAATAGACCAGCATTAGTAAGTAATATAAGTCGATTGCCATTTAATTCATCAGTTTCTAAAGAAACAGCAAATGCAATGATTTTCTTATGCATATCCATATAATCACCTCCTTTCAAGGTGATTATAGCAAAAGAATTTATTGTGTCAAAAGGAGATATCTATGAATAGAAATAAACTCTGCGTCACAGTTGATGAAGCTGCTGAATTGGCCAGCGTAGCACCTGCTGTTATTCGGCAGTGGGCGGAAGATTTTGATTTTCCGTCTATGAAAATCGGACAGCGTGGAGGTAAACGCTTAATACATTTAGATTCATTTAATGCCTGGTTAGAGAAACGGTGCCAGGCACGAATTGGAGAATAGAAAGGGATAAACAACAATGATGAAGTTAATTTGGGCATTAAGAGCCATAGCGTTCCTAATGATCATAGGGACGATAGGTTCTATAGAAATTAACAGGATTGATTTCTATACTGCAATCCTGCAAATCTTGCTCGGGTTCGTGTTACTAATATTAAGTAACTACTGGGCAAGAGAAATTCGGTTTTATTCAAGAAAAAAAGTCCGTTAATCGCCTTGGACAGCAAACGGACTTTTGGTAGAGTACTCGGTTAAAGACTCTACCTGTATTTTACAAAATATAGGAGATAAAAACAATGAACAAAACAGTATTAATGACAGCAACAATCGCATCCTTAACAGTAAACGTATTTGCAGCCGATAACAATTTCATCGGTGGCACAAATAACACAGTAACAAACAATGCAAAAAGCGTTGGTGTTGTAGGTTATCAAAACACAGTAGGCGGTAACAACGCAGTAGCGTTTGGTGAAAACAATATCGCCGCCGGTACAAATTCTTTTGCCGGCGGTAATGATAGTAAAGCGTTGGGCCGTGATAGTTTCGCTTACGGAGCACATGCGGAAGCTACTGTTGAATATACAGTAGCCATCGGCAGTCAAGCTCGGACTGCTGCGTATAACACTATTGCTATCGGTAATGGTGCATACGCAAACGGAGAGTCAACAGTAGTATTAGGTAGAACTAATACCGTAAACGCAGAAAATGCTACTGTTATTGGTTCTAATAATGGCGAAGTAAAAAGCGGGCAAGGTGCTGTAGTAGGGTACAATAACCAAGTACTTGATAATGCTAAAGAACAGTTAGCCTTTGGCTCTAACAACAAAACTAAAAATCAAGGGGCTACAGTTGTTGGTTCTCATAGCCAAGCAGTAGCAGTAGATAGTTTAGCTTTAGGTAACAATGCAGTAGCCGATGTGCAAAATTCAGTGGCTTTAGGTACTAATGCTACTACGGGAGAAGTCGTTACTACTGACCATATTTTTATTAATGGCGAACGATATGACTTCGCGGGAGTAGCTGATAGTACTGTATCTGTTGGCGCTACAAATAAAGCGGGCAATAGTGGTGTAACTGATTATAAAAGAACTATAACAAACGTAGCGGCAGGTAGAGTAGATGGCACTTCTACAGACGCAATCAACGGCTCCCAACTTAATGCGGTGATTAATGCTCTTAAATTTACTACTGTTGCAGACGGGGCTAACACTACTGTTAATAGAACACAAAATATTGACGGCGGAAAAGAATTTTCTGTTAGTGTCAACAAAGATTTAACTAATATGAATTCCGTTCAACTTGGTACGATTAATGATCCACAACGTAATTATATTGGCCGAAATGGTAGCCATGTATTTAACGGAGAAGTTAACTCTAATTATGGTTCTAATGGGTTCAAAGTAGAAAACACAGACAATTTAGACAATGCTCAATTCAATATGGATGGTATGGTTGCTGATAGTAACGGAAAGCACATTGAGTTCACAACTCAAAACATTACTGCAGGCCATCAACAAGTTCATAACGTTGCTGATGGTGTGGCAGATACTGATGCAGTTAACATGCGACAACTTAAAGCACAAAGTCAATCAGGTTTAAATGAAATTAATACCACAAATCAACGTTTGAATAAACTAGGAGCCAGCTCTGCAGCATTGGCAGGCTTACATCCATTAGATTTTAATAAGGACGACAAAGCGTCCTACGCTATTAGCTACGGCCATTATAGAAGTAGCAACGCGGTCGCTTTAGGTGCGTTCTATCGTCCTAATGAAAGAACAATGTTTGGTATCGGTATGAGTTTAGGTGCTGAAAAGCAATTTACCGCAAACGTCGCTTTCAAAGTTGGTAAAGGTTCTGATTATGTTCAAGAAGCTAAGGATGCACAAAGCAGAATTAGCAAACTTGAAGCACTCGTAAATCAATTAGTTGAAGAAGTAGAACGTAGCAAACAATCAAAATGATGAATGGTGCAGATTTATATAGTTATTTACAAGATAAACAATTAGAACTCAATAAAGCATTGCGTTTAGCCAAAGATAGAGGAATTGATTTGGCAAATGCTGAGTATGCTTATAAAAAGGCCAAGGCTAAATTTATAGCCTCGGCCAGATTGGAAAAAGTAGCAGTTACATTGATACGTGATCTAGCACAGGGAGATGAATATATTGCTGAGCTTAGGTTAAGAAGAGATACCGCTAAGGTGCTTTATTTAAATGCTCAAGAAGCAATTAATGTATTCAAACTACAGTGCCGATTAGTAGAAGCACAACTAAAAAGAGAGTGGCAAGATGGATGACTGGTACAACCAATTAACTAACATGGAATGCCCAATATGTGGAAAACCAATACATTGTTCAATTGTATGTCATAAAGAAAAGAAGCGTGTATGTGATACATGTTGTAGTGAATGCCAATACTTAATACGATATCAAGGTGAATGGCATTGTGAATTTAATAAATAAAAAACCGCCGTGCTATAACACGGCGGTCATTAAGTAGTTATATGAGAATATAACCATAAATAATCCTATTTATAGTTTACCTCATATATAGAGAAAAGTCTAGTAAAAATGCGGTTTCAACTGCATTTATGGGACTTGATAGATATATTAACAACTCGACATAAGGGGTAAATAAATGCGTAGGAGAACAGTAATAGAATCAAAAAATATCAGAGAGGTTACAGATTCAATTACGGGTAATTCATATCTAGGGAAAATAGGAAAGAAATCTAGAAGTGAAAAACAACATGTAACACCTGAAATGATTCGTAAAAATAATATACGTATTGCTGAAAAGAGGTTGAGGTTATTAATAGACATGAATTTTGTAGAAGATGATTATTATCTAACACTGACATTTCGAGATGATCCTGATGAAACTGAAGCAAAAAATAGGATGACTAAATTTGTTAGGAGATTAAGGGCAAGATTTAAGAAAGAAAATGAGCCTTGTAAATATATTTATATTATGGAACGGCAAGGCAAAATACACTTTCATATGCTACTTAATCAAGGTATTCGATTAAATACTAAAATTCTAAAACAGTTATGGGAATATGGATATACAAAATTAGAACTATATCGAGGAGAAGCTGAAGATGCAATTGGATTAGCTAAGTATTTTATAAAAGAACGAAAAATGGATATACAAGGCAGTCCAACACATGCCTCCAAAAAATGGGTTTCAAGTACGAATTTAGATAAACCAAAGGTAGAAAGTAAAACTATTAAAGCTACGGAGTGGAGAAAAGAAATTAAAGTTCCACAAGGCTATTATTTGGATAAAGATAGCGTATATGAAGGTATCAATAATTATGGATATCCATTTAGAACATATAGATTAATACGTCTTACGAAATGGAGTGAAATATATGCGAAGAGAAAATCGACTGAGACCATGTCCATTCTGCGGGAATAAATCAATCAGAGTGGTAACAGGTATTAAAGTTACAGAAAAGCATCATATGGTGGTATGTGATAAGTGTTCGGCCATTGTATGTTTCGAAGAAGCGACAAAGTATTTAGCTTGTGAAAAATATTGGAATAAACGGATAGATTAGGAGGAAATTATGAATAATGTGCAATTAATGGGAAATTTAGTGCGTGATCCAGAGTTAACTTTTACAAAAAACGGATCACTTGTAGCAAGATTTACTATTGCTGCTAGTAATGAATATGTAGATAAGAGTACAGGTGAAGTAAAAGAACAAACTGCATATGTTAATTGTGTAGCGTGGAAGAAGTTAGGCGAAAATGTAGGTAAGCTAATCAAAGGCAATAGATGTATTGTAAATGGAAGACTACAAACACGATCCTATGAGACTAAAGAGGGTGAAAAAAGATATGTTACTGAAGTAGTAGCAGATTTCATTGGTGATAGCTTATCGAATAAAGATGATGAGACAAGTAATTTCGAAACATTTGGTGATGATGAACAAATTCCCTTTTAAAGGCAGCGCAGAGACACTGCCAGATAAAGAAATAAAACACAAAACAAATGTACGATGTAATGCAAGGAGAAAAGCAGAAAGGTTGATGCGGTAGTGGCAAGACGAAATGAATACAAAAAAGCAAAAACATGTAAACATGCAATTCAATTAACTGAATTTGGAGGTTTATTTGTTAAAAATACATGCGTTAATGAACATAAGCTTATGCTACCATGTCCAAATAAAATGGGGATTGCAGTTAAAAGACCTTATGTTATGGCCAAGTATTGCAGTGGATGTAAATCATATGAAGACAGAAGAAAGACAGAAAAAGACAGAAAAAGACAGAAAAAGAAAGGTTAGGTGAAATATAGCTATGAATGATCCTACAGGTGTGAGATTAAATTGGTTGGCATTATGGGCTTGTGTATATGGTAATGTGACAATTACTAGAGCCTTAAAATGTATGGGCATACGTTCTTGTAAAACGATATCACAAGAAGATATGCAAGACTTAAAACACAATAAATTAAGTCAAAGTATAGGAAATAAGATATGTGAAGATTATAAAACAGGAAACTATACACTTAGGGAGATGGCTAAGAGATACAAAATTTCATATGGTTCAACTTATCGTATTGTAAAAGGAACATATAAGTACGAGAGCGCATGATATGGAATCAAGAGCAGATAAGATGATGCGGTATGCAAATATGTCGGTAATACCAAAAGCGTATATAGCGGATATAGTAACAGAATTAGAAACGAAAGATATACCACATAAGAAAGAAATCATAACACTATTAGCCCAACTATGGGTGATAAGGGCAAGGTAGGTGATAATAATATGGGAATTACACATGTTAAAGCAAAATCGGTTAATTATTGGGTATATGGTGTAGCAATTAGACACGATGGGAAATGTAAAATATATCAGGAAAATGAGATACCAATCAGTGTAAAGGAGTATACGATTTGTAGGGCTACAGATGGTGTAGATGATGCGGATGATTTGATTTATGAAAACGACATCATTGAATATAAAATGCCACACTGTAGTAGACGATTTATAGCTAAAGTATTTTATAACGAACAAGATATGAAATGGTGTGTATCAGTCATTACGAGTGAACAGAAGTGTTATTGGGATTTAGGCTTTATAGTTAATGAAGCAGAAGAACTAAAAATTAAAGGAAATATATTTGATTAGGAGGCAACATGGATAGATACGAATGTGTTAATCGATGTACTGCAGCATTTTTAGAGGGGAATAAACCAAGAAATTTGGATTGGGAAAAAGTAGCAAGATACATTGTTAAAATAGGCCATAATTGTGTTGTATATGCGGGAATTGAAGAAGATTGGGATAATACGGCTGGTATTATATATGACCATGGTGAAGTTATTCATGAAGAGGCGTATACCACTAGTAAATGGGGCACACCGATTATAGTGGTGTATATCGAAGGTCAAAACAAACGAATTGATGCGGACACAGTTTACTATAAAGAAGCTGATGAACATATAAATGATTGGACTGCTGAAAGCATAGCTATATTGGAGGGGAAATAATGAAAATTAAGAGTTTTGCAACATATGGCGTAGGGATGGACATTATATATGAAGATATTTTGAGTACAGGTGCTATAGCAGATCTACGTATAAAGTCAGAAGATGAAAAAAGTCCTGAATTATATGATGCGTGGAAAAGAATGGAAGTTAGAGTATTAGAGTATCTTGGAAAGCTCTGTCAATTAGATACACAATGCATGCTTAATGTTTCTAAAATACAACTAAGATATGCAAGAGAAACGGATGAATTAGAGTCGTTAGTATTTTGTGGTTCTTTAATGGCGCCAGAAGCAGGCATAGGTTTTAAAACAGGTGCGATAAGAGTTAATACTTTATTTGATGTGATGGATACGAAAGACATCGGTATCTTGAGAGAACTAGAGGCAAGGATACGTGGGTATATTAGAGGAGAACGGGCACAAGCAAAATTTGATTTTAGCTTAAAGAACGATGTAGAAGATGACTATGAAGAATAAAAGGAAGTAAATAAACGATGAACAACGTACCATATTTTTTACAACACTTACCTATATGGAAATATAATTTGGAAGATAATAAGCAGGATAAAAACAAGAGAGTAAAAGAACATAAATATGATGCGGTAGATAAACATACAGGGCAGATGGTGGAAAAGGTATGTCAAATATGTGGAAAGAAATATAAAACAGAATATAGATTACGTAATACAACAAAAACCTGTAGTAAATCATGTGGTCAAAAATTAAGAATGGCCAATAAGGTACCTGAAAAATGGGTAGATAAGGCTGTTGAATTAAGACAACAAGGGTTTAAATTAAGTGCTATTGCAGTAGTAGTTAATAAATCTACTAGTACTGTATGGCAATATCTGAAGAAACGAGGTTATTAAAAATGCTCGAACAGGATAAAAATCAATATTGCTGGTGTTTTGATGGTGATGCGGGTGATCCACAAGGAAGTATTGAAGAAGCCATTGATGACTTTTTAAATTACTATGAACATTATTGTTGGGATGAGAAAAATGATGTTGAATATCTAGAACAAGATGTACTTGATGATTACGTAGAAATAGGAAATCCATATTATTATGTTCCAGAAATAGATGGTGAACGTGTAATTTATGATCTTCTTGATAATGACTTACCTGAAGAATTTGCTGAATGTGATTTTGAATATTTTAAAAAGGTAAAGAAAAAACATCTATGTGAATTAAGTAAAGGATTGACAGAAGTATTCAGAAAATGGGAAAAATCACATAAATATGGATATAGAGCATATTTGGTGAAAGAAACAGAACTATATAGAATTGGTGATTATATCGATTCAGAGGGAAATTATAAATAAAAGTACATTGTAAATAACCATCGATATAATAAAGAGAAAACTTATTGATGTATAAAGGATGATATTAAATGACAGAAAGAGATATTCAAGTGGTACTCGGAAAACACCTATTTCGTAATAATATCTGTATACCAAACGTAAGTATGTATTGTCCGGGAAAAACTGAATACGAAGCAGATTTTGTGTATTTTTCTATGGAAACACAATTTCTTACAGAAGTTGAAATTAAAACGAATTTTCAAGATTTTAAGAATGACTTTAAAAAGAAACGATACCATGATTGCAAGAATGTAAAGTACTTGTATTACGCAATGCCTAGTTGCGTTTATAGTGAATATCGTGAAGAAATTAATAATATGCTGGGTGATGCAGGGTTGATATTAATTGATGAAACCGATACAGATAGTTACAGAGGAAATTTATTGAGATTTGGTGGATTTGTAAAACGTGCTAAAGCCAGAGCCGATTGGTATGAACTAAGTCCTACAGGATTAATGCATTATTTAAAAATTGGATGCATGAAATGGGTAAATCGGTAGTGAACTATTAGTAAAAGAAAGTTATATAAAAAGGGGATTAAATAAATGAACGAAAATCAATTTGAACATGTTACAGGGTATGAAGATGCTGATTTACCAGAACGAAAAACAGAATATGCAGCAGGATATGACGTTAAACCTTATGAGACTGGCGTCGTATTACCACATCAAACAAAACTCATTCCTACTGGCATCAAATGCAGATTGAACTATGATGAACATATTCAACTGCATTTAAGATCAAGTGTGGGTATTAATAATGATGTCATGCTAGCGAATGGAACAGGTATTATTGATGCAGATTACTATAACAATGATGATAACGAAGGTCATATTATGATACCTATTAGAAACCTAGGTGATACGCCGTTTGAATATAATAAGAACGAAAGATTGGCGCAATTAATTATTATGCCATATCGTATTACGGCTAAGGATAGAACTACAAAGAAACGTACAGGCGGTTTTGGAAGCACTGGTAATAAATAATGGAGATTAAACATAAGAGAATCATTGATAAAAAAATGATTAAAACAATTAGAACAAACCATTGTGAATACTGTGGCAGATTATGTAATATAGAACCACATCATGTATTTTCTCGTGGTAGTGGTGGTGGAGATATCAGAGAAAATCTAATTCAATTATGCAGTCAATGTCATGTAAATACACATGCAGGAAACATGCCTAACAAAGAAACTTGTTTAAAAATTATAGCTAAAAGAGAACATACTGATGCGGAAACGATATATGTAATAAATCGTAAAGCAATGGGATATGACATATAAAAGGGTGATAATTTATAACGGGAGGTGATGCGGATACATGGACAAAGAAGACGAAAAGAAATATATAAGGAAGGCAATTGAATATTTAAAGCCAATTAAATCCTGTACATTAGAAATACAATCAGCCAAACGGGAATTACAAAGATTAAGGAGTGATATCACTTCGCTAAGTGCAATAGATTATAGTAAAGATCGTGTATCAGGTGGTGGTATTAAAGAGGGGTTAGAGTCCAGTATAGCTAAGATGTTAGAAAGTGAATCCAAATGCCTTGAGAAAACAAATGCATTGATTCAGCTACGCGAAGATGCAAGAAAACATATTGAGTGCTTACGATGTGTTGAGGGGAAGATTGCATTGATGCAAGAATATGTTAATGGTATGTCATTTAAAGGTGTGGTATCATTTATAGGGTATAGTAAAACACAGGTACAGTCATATAAAAAGGAAGCATTAATTGAATTAGGTCAAGAATTGACCCAAATAGTACCAAACTGACCCAAATAGTACCAAACTGGTATTTCGATATGTGATATTATATATATGTGAAAATTGCCACTGAGCAATCATTCACCAAATCACTCAAAACAAAATATTAGGCTCGTGTAACCATTCAGTTATACGGGCCTTTTGTTTTGTACATATGATATACCACCACCCCCTGGTGCCTATTGAATACACACAACTCACCAATCAATGATTCATGTTTGACCTCTTTGAATATATAACTACACAACCTTAAGATACACTTATACCTTGTGAGTTGTGTGTATTGAGTAGACAATGAAAGGATGTGAACGGTATGCCTAATGTGATATGTCATAAGACTGCATGCTTAGATAATCATCATGGAATGTGTGGTGCTAACAAAATAGTAATAAAAGCTAATGGTTATTGCCGTTCATGTTCGCATGCACACCATATGATGAGACATGTGGATAGGGATGAGGCACGGCACCGTCATGAAGATGAGCGCCGCCTGTCTCATCGTAAAAATAAAAAATAAATTTTAAATATTGAATGTATTATTTTAAATTTGGATATTTTTTTATGGGTCCTTCTGGCCAATGTTGATGCCTTGCGGTGGCCGAGACCCCAAAAATTGCCTAGATTTTAAATTTTTTATGTTCTTGCTAGTGATACAGGTAATGAAAGGAGGCTGATTGATAAGTGAAAATTACAGATGATTTGAAAACAGCAACGGCCTCGCAGTCGAACCTGGCAAAAGCACTTGGACTCTCGCGTCAACGTGTTTCGCAACTGCTCCAAGAAGGGGTTTTAGCGACGGATGAAAAAAATCAAATTTTGGTTATCAAATCCGTTATCAATTATGTCAAATATAAAGGGCAATCCTCTGCCGAAGAGGTGAGCAGTTCAGATGATGCGGTATTCGAGGTTGAAAAGGCCAAGAATGAACGCGCGAAACGCAAGATTGCTGAGTTGAAGTTGGCCAAAATGAACGGCGAAGTGTACTCGGCAGATACTGTAGAACAGGTAATGACAGAAATGCTTGTGAATTTGCGTACACAATTGTTAGGATTGCCAACTAAATTGGCGCCACAATTACAGAATGTGACAAAAGAGGAAGCATACAACCTGTTAACGCAAGAAATTGAGGATAAATTATCGGAATTAAGTGAATATACGCCGTCATTATTCATGGATAGCGATGAATTAGACGATGATAACGCGCCAAATTAGGCGCTTTTTTAATGCAAAAAAGGAGGTGATAGCATGAAAACGGCAAAAGAATTGTGGCAATATGTCTCTAAAATGGGCCTAAAACCACTACCAAAAACTAGTGTTAGCCAATGGGCTGATGATTATCGCATGCTATCACAGGGCCTTTCTGCTGAACCAGGGCGATGGAAGACGAGTAGAGCACCATATCAAAAGGATATTATGGATGCTTTTACACAACCTGGTATCAATCGGGTAGTGGTTAAGAGCGCGTCACAGGTCGGGAAGTCAGATATCATGAATAATGTGTTAGGACGATACGCTCATCTTGACCCATGTGCAGTCATGATGATTCAACCAACTATCGAATTGGCTCAAGATTATTCAAAGTCTCGTATCTCACCGATGATCCGTGATACGAAAGTATTATCACAGGTATTTTATGAGACTAAATCCGAGGACGGTGCAAAGACACGAGACGGAAAGAACACAATCTTATCTAAACTCTTCCCTGGTGGTCGTCTTATCATGTGTGGTGCGAACAGTCCGGCCGGATTGGCATCACGTCCTGTGCGTGTGCTACTTGCTGACGAAGTAGACAGATTCCCAGATAGTGCCGGAACAGAAGGTGACCCAGTAGATCTTGCTGCTAAACGTATGACAACCTTCTGGAATAGGGTCATGGGGTTATTCTCTACACCAACAAATGAAGGTAGCTCACGAATCGATGTAGAGTATCAAACAGGAACACAAGAAGAGTGGCAACATGAGTGTCCTAATTGTGGTGAGTATCATTTGATACGACATACTGAGATGGAATGTGAGACAGAGGAACATAAGGACGCTAAAGGTCGGAAGATTGTAGTAGTCAGTGATGTGAAATGGCGGTGTCCGGATTGTGGATCTACATTCTCTGAAGACGAAATGCGGAAAGTTCCACAAAAGTATATATCGAAAAACCCGGCTGCGTTGCATAATGGCATACGCAGTTTTTTTGTAAACGGATTTACTTCACCTTGGCTAACCTGGAATGACATCATGAGGGAATGGCTAGAGGCTAAAGGAGACCCTACCCGTGAAAAGGTAGTCATGAATACGCGTTTTGGTGAATCCTATGCACAACAGGGTGCATTTGAAGACTATCAACAATTCATTAGGCGCCGTGAGAAATATGGTGCAGACCTTCCGGACGGTGTGTTACTGCTAACTGGTGCTGTCGATACACAAGACAATCGGTTAGAGTATGAAATCACCGGTTGGGGATATGGCGAAGAATGTTGGGGTATCTGTAAGGGCGTTATCCTTGGGGAACCTGACAATAAAGCAACATGGGATGCACTTGATGCGGTGCTTGATAAGGTATACCGATTTAAGAGCGGCACAGGTCTTAAAGTGGCACGTGCTTTCATTGACTCCGGCGGTCACTACACATCAAAAGTCTATGAATACTGTGAGAAGAATTTCAGTAAGCAACGATTTGCCATCAAAGGTACGGCCGGAACACCGGGTATACCGTTAAATTATAAAATCGGTAAAGCTTCAGGGAGCAAGATTCCGCTTGTCATGCTAGGGGTAGACGATGGGAAACAACAGGTAATGAACCGATTGGCCATCGATGAACCTGGTGCTAAGTACTTTCATTTCCCATTGGATGAAGAATTCCTAGGAACTAGAGGGTATGATGAGCTGTATTTCAAAGGGATTATTTCGGAACATAAAAAGAAAGTAAAACGTAAGGGCGTTATCCATGAAATATGGGAACCAACTGCAGGGGTTCGTAATGAACCTTTGGACTTACGTGTCTATAACCTAGCCTGTATGAATTCTATCCATCCTGATTGGGATAGATTGGCGGAAATAGTCAAAGGTGGAGGCCATTCCACTACAACAGTAACTACTCCACGAAAGAAACAAATGCGGAAACGTATTCGTAGAGCTAGTAAAGCAGCAGATATTTAGGAGGATGTATGGCAACAAGTTATTCAAGTAAGCCAAGGCTCATTGACGTACGGTTAGAGTGGTATGTCAAAGCTGAGGAAGCAATATTGACTGGCCAAAGCTATACAATCGGAAATCGGACTCTTACAAGGGCAAATTTAGCCGAAGTAAGAAAAATGATTGATGATTTAGTGGCAAGAGGCGCCAAATTACCAGGAATGGACACCGATAATGGGCGTGGAAACCGGTCAAAACGGGTAGTTTTTAGGGATTAGGAGGCTAAAATGGCGAGAAAAAACAAGAAATTTAGCGCTAAAATAGGCACTCCAAGGGCTAAAAATAGCGGATATAGTGAGGGTGGAGCCTCTCACAATAACAAGTCTTTGAAGGGATATAACCCTAGAAAACTGGGATATAAGGCTGATATTGGTGCAAATCTATCAACTTTACGTGATAGATCCGCGGATTTAGCCATCAATACACCAGTCGGCACGGCTGCAATCAATACAAGCACCACGCATACAGTTGGCGCAGGCCTCAACGTGTTCCCTAGACCTAAGTTTCAAATTTTGGGAATCAGTGCAGAGGAGGCTAGAGCATGGGCTCGTAAGGTTCGCGCTGAGTTTGACTTATGGGCTGAATCTAAAGACTGCGATATTTACCGCAAGAACAATTTATATGATATGCAAAGCATAGCATACCAAGGATATCTCACAGATGGTGATAGTTTCGCAGTGTTCAGACGTAAGCCAACTACACCAGATATGCCATATACGTTGCGCCTTCAATTGATTGAAGGTAATCGAGTAAGTAATCCGCTTACTGATTCCACGTATGTTACAGGCGACCCAACTGGTGTTGAAGCGCTTAATCAAGATAATGGGAACCGCATATTGAATGGTGTGGAAATTGATACTGACGGTGCAATTGTAGCCTACTGGGTATCCAATCAAGTACCTGGTGAACCAATTACAAGCATGTTAACGACATGGGCAAGAGTCGAAGCGTACGGCAAACGTACAAGTATTCCTAATGTTCTTCAAATTAGTAATGATACTAGACCTGAGCAGTATAGAGGGGTGCCTTATTTAGCTCCAGTCATTGAAACATTGAAGCAAGTGTATCGTTACACAAACGCAGAGCTTACCTCTGCCATTATTAAATCGTACTTTGCATTATTTTTTACGGAAGCCGTGACTAACTCCGGTTCGTTAAATGATATGTTGGCCGACAATGGTGTTGATGATCCGACGGAACCAGTAGTCGATGTATCAGAATACAATTTAGGGCCTGGTACATTAAACGCTTTACCGAAAGGCGTGGATGTTAAGAGCGTGGATGCATCCAATGCTCAATCTACTTTTGAAGTATTTAGTACTCAGCTTATCAAACAAGTAGGTGCTGCACTCAATCAGCCTTACGAAGTATTGATGAAGAACTTCAATTCCTCGTATTCTGCAAGCCGTGCAGCAATGTTACAAGCTTGGGAAGAATATAAACTACGGCGCAAGTGGTTCGCTCGTGACTTCTGCCAACCAATCTATGAAGTGTGGTTAATGGAAGCCGTAGCGAATGGCCGAATTGAAGCGCCTGGTTTCTTTAATGATCCATTGATTCGAAAAGCATGGTGCAATGCTGATTGGTTTGGACCAACGATGTCTATTCTTGACCCTGTTAAGGATATGAATGGTAGTACACTTCGTGTTCAGAATGGAGTTTCCACTCGTGAACGTGAAGCGGCCGAAATGACAGGGACAGATCTTGAAGAAAACATTGCTCAACTTGCTTTTGAAAAGCAACTCATGGAGAAATATGGCATGGGGCTAGCTGATGCGGTTAATCCTTCCGTTGGCTCTAAATCTGAAGCGAAAGGAGGTGAAGAGGATGAATAAATTTTGGTCTGTTAAGAATTTTATAAATCAAGATGGTACCGGTCAATCTGAATTGATTTTGTATGGTGATATTTCTGATACCTCTTGGTGGGGTGATGAAATTACACCACGTGAATTTGCAAGTGACTTGGATAGTTGTAATGGTAATGACCTAACAATGCGCATCAACTCTGGTGGTGGTGACGTGTTCGCAGCGCAAGCCATTCATAATATGATTAAGACTTACACAGGTAACGTAACAGCACACATTGATGGCTTATGCGCAAGCGCAGCTACGATTATTGCGTGCGCTGCCGATAAGGTAATTATGCCAAGTAATGCATTGTACATGATTCACAATCCATCTGTATATTTAGGCGATAGTTTTGATGCGGACGGCTTAACCAAAATGGCAAATTATTTGGCAAGTGTTAAACAAACAATTGCAAACGTTTATTTGGGCCGTAGCGACGTTTTGACATCTGAACAGGTAAATACACTTATGGATGACGAAACGTGGCTCACAGCGGACGAGGCAAAGTCCTACGGCCTAATTGATGAAGTAGATACAGCGATTACGGACAAAGCTGTTATGAACAACGGAATGGTTATCGTAAATAAAGTGTCTTGCAAATACTCGGCCAAGAATGAAGCTAAAATCAAACAATTTTTAACAAGTAAGGAGAAACCTATGACTGAAAACCAATTCATGGCAAGCTTAAAAGGTTTGCTCGGTATTTCTACAAATGAACCTGCAGAAAACGCAGCAGTAACAGCAGAACGTGAACGCGTTGAAGCATTAAATGCGTTAAAAGGTGACAATGAAGTCATCAATCGTTTAGTTGATGTGGCTGTTGCAGAAGGTAAAACAGTAGATGAAGTAACACCTTTCATCTCTGCCGTATCTGATATTCCTACAACTGATAACAAAGTAGTCGACCAAATTCGACAATTAGTTATTGATCAAATGGAATCCGGTGCGGATAAAGTGGCACCTCAAGGTGCATCTACACCAGAAACCAACGATGCAGTAGCAAAAGCTAGTGCAATTGATGAAGTCGTAGCATTTGTGAATGCTAAGAAAGGCGGTAAATAATGGCATATTTCGAACAAGTAAATGGTGTCGCAGCTGATTACCTATTAGGTGGTGGCGGTGTACCGGTATTAACTCAAAATGTAAAAGTAGCAGCGGGCGATTATAAACGTGGCCAAGTGCTTGAAAATAATGCTGGTACATTCCAAAAAATCGCAAGTGGTAAGCCAGCTGGCATCGTAGTATCTGATACTACTGCAACTACTGACCATAATGTATTGACTGTATACATTTCCGGTCGCTTTAATCGTGAAGTATTGGTAGTTGACCAAGCTTATAAAATTAATGATCATGAAGCGGACTTCAAGGACGCTCACTTATTCTTAACTAGCATTAAATAGGGGGAACTATATAATGGCAATTGATTTCAAAGATACATTTTCCTTGATGCAAGCTGTGGAACGAATGAAAGCTCCAGCAAGTTTCTTGCTTGATACTTTCTTCCCACAAGTTCCAGCAGTTGCAACTTCTAAAAAAATCACAGTAGAAACTCGTAAACGTGGTCGTACATTAGCACCTTTCGTATCTCGTGGTGCATCTGGCGTTAATGTTAAACGTGCCGGCTCTAAAATTGCTTTATATGAAGCGCCTATGATGGGGCCTAGTACAGTTATTGACCCAGATCAACTTGACCAACGTGCATTTGCAGAAAATATTGTGTCTACAATGACACCTGCGCAACGTTCTTCTCAAATGCAAGCCGAAGATTTGTCCTACTTGCAAGGCACAATCATTAATCGTAAAAACAAAATGGCGGCAGAGCTACTTACTACAGGTAAGTGCAAAATTGAAGGTTATGCGGATGATGGTACAACTGTTTTAACTGATGAAATTGATTTCGAATTTGAACAAGATATTACACCAACTACTGCATGGGACCAAGCTGGTGCTGATATTTATAACGATTTGAAATTGGCATCTGAAAAAATTCAAGAAAACGCAGGTATCGTACCAACTGTGTTGGTCGTCGGTAAAAATGTTGAAAAATACATTCTTGATAATACGTCTATCAATAAGTGGTTAGCTATTCCTAATCGTGAAAACATTTCTATGTTCAGCTTTGCGCCTGAATATTTGTCTCCACAAGTTAGATATGTTGGCCGTATCATGTCCTTGAACATTGATGTGTACGCATATCTTGAAACATATCAAGATGATGAAGGTAAAGTAAAGCCATTTATCGGCGATGATGCAGCTGTATTAGGTGTTCCTGGTCGTGGCCGTCAACAACACGCGGCAGTAACGTTACTTAACGATGACAACCAATTTACAACATATGCAGGTATTTATGTGCCTAATTACTATGCTAATAAGGGCACACAAGAATTAACGTTGACTGTGTATTCTCGTTGCGTATTGATTCCTGAAACTATCGACGATTGGGCTACGATTAAAACTAAATAGGGGGTAACCTACTTATGAAAATCAGAGTATTAAAGGGTTATTTAGCACATGAAGGCGAGATGTATGGCAAAGGCGAAGTAGTCGACATCAAAAAGAAAGCGATTGCGTTATCCTTGCTTGAATCTGATAAGTTTGAATCTGCTGAAGATGATCCTGTTGAAGTACCGGAACCATTGGAAGTCGTTCCAGATGAACCGGAAGAAGAAATGGAATTACCTGAAGTTGATGCGGAAGTTACGGTGAAAAAATAATGCGATTTAGAGATTACCTAGAAAGCGATATTGACGATGTATTCCTTAATGAAGACGAATTCGCCGAAGGGCATAATCTAAATGGCACAGTAGCTAAAGCGGTTGTCCAATCGCCAACGGCGAGGGAGTCATTCCTATCGAATGGCTCTCACGTATCAAATGACGGATTGCACGGGGTGTCTGTATTTGTGCATTGCAAATTAAAGGACATCCCTGAAATTCCATCACAGGGGAACGTATTCCGATTAGATGGTGATGTGTACATCGTTCAAAGTGCAACGGAAGAAGATGGACTTGTGTCTATCGAACTCAGAGCAGAAGCTAGAGGCGGTGTTGACGGATGGTTGAGCTAGAACTTGATACAAGTGCACTTGAAGCAATTGAAAAAGCACTGGAAAGGCTGAAAAAAGATAGAGTTCGACGTATCTACAGAGACGCCTCAAAACGTGCGATAACAACTGCGAGAAAAGTAGGTATAAAAGCACTAGGCAAAATCTATGTATTCAAAGGTGTATCGGTCTTAAAAGCCAGTATACCTATCAATAAATTGAATGATGGCGCAGAAATGCGTATCAAAGGTGGATATACTAGCGCTCAAAAGTACTTCAAAATTAAATCACTTAAGCGAAAAGGTGTGTTTGTATCGATTAAAAAAGGTATAGAAACAAATGTGCCAAATGGTTTTGTTAGTAAATCCGGTATCTTCATGAAACGCCAAGGCAAGGACCGATACCCATTAAAGGGGATATATGGACCAGCCTTACCGCAAATGTTTGGTAATGAAACTGTTATGAATGCCATGCAAAAAGAAGGCATGGAAATGTATGAAAAGCGCCTATATCACGAATTAGAGCGCGCGTTAGGAGGTAACTAATGACACCATTAGACGTATCAGACGGCATTGCTGCCTATCTCATGGATGAGTTGCGCAAGCTAAATGAAACCAGTGATGTTACCACGAGCCCTATTCGAGTATGGAGCGGGTTCTTACCAAGAGTGGATAAGAATGAAGATAAGCGTAAGTTATGCCCGGCCGTAGTAGTGCATCCGTACTCTGTTAGTGATGCAGATAGTTCGACGGTAGGGATTACTGTATTGGTAACTACTTATGATGAAGCCTTAACTAAAGGCCATGTCGGACTATATCACCTCTTAGAGATAGTGCGTGAGCGGTTACTATCTGATAATCCGGTAGCACTTAAATATGAAATTAAGGAGAATACCATTAATACAACAATTCCTGATGATCAACCGTATCCTCAATGGATTGGATATCTTGAATTTGAAGTATATATTCCAGTTATTCGTAGGAATCTAAATAAGATATTTACGGATAATAAAGTAATTGAATAGGAGACAACGATGAACCCTGTTGTATATGTTGGGCCTTCGTTCCGCAGTAGCCGGCTAAACCAATTCATGGTATTTAGCGACGGTGCGCCACTGCCGGAATCGGAAGACCCTATTTTTATGCATTTATTCGTGCCTTTAGATGAACTCAATCAAGCAATGATTGATGTGAGAACACAAGGCACACAATTAAATGTATTCTATGTTAACGCATTGAAGAATTATAAAGGAGTGAAGTAAATGGCCTTTTATCATGGCGTCAAAACAAGTGAGCAAGCTACCTCTGTAATTGCTCCTGTCCAAACTACTGCCGGCCTTCCAATTGTGTTCGGTACTGCACCAGTGCACCTTACAGAAGACCCTAGCGCAGTAGTTAATAAGCCAATCATTTGTTATAGCTGGGAAGAAGCTGTTCAACAACTTGGCTATTCTGAAGATTGGACACATTTTACATTGTGTGAAGCAATGTATGCGCAATTCAAATTGTATGGCGTAGCTCCAATCGTATTTGTTAACGTATTGGATCCTGCTAAACATAAGAAATCCACTACAACAACTGCCACATTGACAGAAAAGAAATGCATTGTAAAAGCAGCAGTATTGCTTAATACATTGCAAGTGTCTAGTGGTGGTCAAACAGGTGTGGCCAACACAGATTACACGGCAGCATTTGATGATAAGAATCAGTTGATCATCTCTGTTATCAAAGGTGGTAAATTCGATTCCGCAACTACATTGGACCTCACATACGATGAACTCGATGTAGAAAACTTCGATTATAAGAACGTAATCGGCGGTGTGGATAGCAATGAAAAGGCAACAGGATTTGAATTGATTGATACAATCTATCATCATTTCGGTATTGTACCTGGTCTTATTGCTGCACCTGGATTTTCTCAAAATCCTACAGTTGCTTCTGTAATGAAAGCAAAATCTCGTGTTATTAACAACTTATTTGGCGCTACAACATTAGTTGATATCGATACTACACAAGTTGTTAAGTATACAGATGCTTACGAATGGAAGAAAGGGAATAGCTATACCGGTGAATCTGAAGTCGTATGTTGGCCAATGGTTCGCAATGGCGATTACATGTTCCATATGTCTACACACATTATGGGCATTATTGGCAAATGCGATGCATCCAATAGCGATATTCCTACGTTATCCCCTTCCAATAAGTCTATGAACATTACAGGCTTGTGCTTAGCTAATGGTAAGGAAGTAATACTTACGCATTCCCAAGCCAACTTATTGAACTCTCAAGGTATTATGACAGCCGTTAATATCAATGGTTGGGTATCTTGGGGCAACTACACAGGTGCATATCCTGGCACAACTGATGTTAAGGATACATTCATTTGTGTACGCCGTTTCAATGATTGGGATGACCAAACATTCATCTTAACGTATTGGCAAAAAGTAGATATGCCTATCTTGCCACGTAATATCAAGACAATTCTTGATAGTGAAACTATCCGTCTTAACGGCCTTACTTCTCGTGGCTTTATCTTGGGTGGTCGTATTGAATTTAAAGAAGCAGAAAACCCTACAACAGACTTGTTGAATGGTATTATTCGCTTCCACAAATACCGTACACCTCCAATTCCAGCGCAAGAAATTGAAAGCATTTCTGAATACGATGTTTCCTATTTCAAAACGTTATTTCAAACAGTATAGAAAGGGGTAATTAATCATGGCATCTATCAATCAAGTGCCGGAAGTACTTAATGACTTCCGTGTATACGAAGAAGGCTCTGACAACTGTTTAGGTGTTGCCAAAGTAGAATTACCTAGTGAATCTGTAATGACTCAAACTGTCAAAGGTGTGGGTATTGCAGGTGAAGTAGAAGCGCCAGTTATTGGCCACTACTCCTCTATGGAAACTAAACTTACTTGGAACACTCCAACAGAAACTACACACCGCCTTACAGGTGGTCGTGGCGTACGTTTAGAAGTACGTGGTGCTATCCAATGTTGGGATAGTGGCAAAGATAAATATGTAATCGTGCCTACACGTGCCGTTATTCGTGGCCGTGCTAAATCTAAAGAAAATGGCACATATGAATCTGGCAATACTATTGATGCAACGAACACAATTGAAACTACATACTTGAAACTTGAACAAGATGGCAAGGTAGTTCGTGAAATCGATAAATACGCTTATAAAGATTCTATTTCTGATGGCACTGACTTCCTTGGCGATGTTCGTGCTGCACTCGGTATTTAGTCTGTAGAAAGGACGATCACTAATGAGTAAACATAACACTATGAACGAAACACACGAACAAACTGGTATTGAATTAGTAAAAGCTGGTCATTCCTTACAATTTGAAGGAATCAGCGGTTATACATTAATTAAATGCGAGAAGTCCGCTAAGAATGAAGATAGAACTATTACAGTTCCAGCATTATCCATGACGTACCAAGCACATGTAGCAGCTGCTGCATGCGGATGTAAAGTAGATGATATTTATAGCCTTCCGGCTGCCGATTTCACTAGAGTGTGCCTAGAGGTACAGAATTTTTTGCTCAATTCCGAAAAATAACAGACCTAGAACGGTATTTCACCGAGTGTGCGATTACGTGTAGTAAATACACTAGCACACCGATGGACTACTTCATTCGAGAGCTAGACGTGGATGAGTTCATAGTCCACGTTAAGCTCATTAGTGATGGTATCGAGCGCGAGAATAAAGCAATGAAAGGGAGAAAATAATGGCCAATAAAGTCTTAGAAATGGCGATTGCCATTAAAGGTAAACTCGATGGCGGGTTATCCTCCTCCGTATCAAAAGCATCTCAGGAACTCAACAAATTATCTAATGCAATCAAAGACCAACAGGCGCAGTATAGAAAATTACAAGCTATATCGCAAAAGACTGGTAATGCTAGTGACAGGAATGCAGCAATTGCAGCTGAGCAAAAGCTAAATTCGATGTTGCAACGGCAAGCCCAGTTGCGGTCTAATATCGCAAGTCAGACAGCGCATCAAAATGCAATCAGTAAAATGGGTGGTGCAAGTCCTTTAGCAGGTGCTGCATCAGCTGCGCAAGGTGCTAGTGCTGCGGTAAGTGGCATTACAGGTAAGCTTGCAAGTTTTGCTATGGTTGCCGCCGGTGGGTTTGGTATTGGTGCCATTATAGATAATGTAGTTAATGCCGGTGAAGCACTCTATCAATTGTCCAATAAACTACATATGACAACTGCTGAAACATCGCAATTTAAGAAGATTATGACGTTAAGTGGTGTCGATGTAGAAGCGGCGGCTAAGTCATTCGCTAAAATGGATAAGACTTTAGCCGGTGGCGGTAAAAGTGCAGAAGCATTGCAAGGATACCTCAGTCAATTTGGTGTATCCTTGACCGATGCCAATGGTAAATTATTGCCTATGAATCAACAGTTGGATGCAATGGCTAAAGGGTACCAAAATGCAGTAGCACAAGGGCGTGGCCAAGAATTCATGCTTGAAACATTAGGTGCTAAAGGCATGGAGCTTACTAAAGTTTTTGAAAATTACGCAGATGCACAAGCAGCCGCGTCACAAATTAAAGGTGTTGGTATAGATCCTAAATCACTCCATGAAATATGGTTACAAATGAACATCTTGAAAGCAGAAGCTACGCAAGTTGCATTAGGTTTGGCACAGGCATTTATACCAATTGCTCAGCAAATATTACCGGCACTGATACCGGTATTACAAGCCGTTGTAACGTTCATGAAGGATAATAAGGAAGCTATTGCCGCCGTAGTCACTAATGGCTTGAAATTGGCATTACTATATGGCACGGCTACTAAGTTAGCATCAGGTATTACTACAATTACCACGGCATTTAAAGGTGTAGAAACGGCAATGGGTGCGTTTAAAGCAGCGGGTGCATTAATAGGTGGGCCTTGGGTAATTGCTATTATGGCGATTATTGCAGTGATATACCTATTAGTAACCAACTGGGATACTATCTGTGCCACATTAACATCTGTTTGGGATAGTGTATGTTCCGGATTGAGTTCAATATGGGACAGCGTGTGTTCTGCTTTAAGTTCGGCATGGAGCGCCATTATATCCGGTATTATGGCTGTAATTAATGGGTTCTTATCATTAGGGCTTAGCGTATTTAATGCATTAAAAGCGGCAATAATTGCCTATGTAAATCTATGGTTAAACTTACCAACATATATTGGTATGGCCGTAGGGTTCATAATAGGCATTATTTTACGATTGCCAGAGATTGCGGTACAAGTTGGTACTGCTGTTATATCTGCCGTCGTATCATTCGCTACAGAATGTTATAACTTCGCAGTCACTACCTTTAGTGCTATGGTCGATGATATTTATAACTTCTTAATTAACTTACCTATGTACATGATCACTTTGGGTGCTGAGTTTGTAGCGGCGGTTATTTCGTTTGCCTCTGAGGCATATGCTACGGCCACATCATGGATTAATAGTTTGGTTAACGATGTTATTAATTTCATCATGAATCTACCTAGTGCATGCGCTGATGCGGGAGCAGGTTTCGTAGCTGCCGCAGGACAATGGGCAAGTGATGCCTATAACGCTGTATTGGATTGGATTAAACAAATTCCTAGCGCCGTATCTAATGCAATTTCAGGCGCATGGGATAGTATCAAGGCTCAATTTAGTGGCGGTTTTACTGTGGGTGTTCAAGCTGCAGGCGGTAATGCATATGCTAATGGTGGTGTTATTACATCTCCGGAAGTCGCATTGATTGGTGAAGCAGGGTATCCTGAAGTAATTGTTCCTATTGATGGTAGTGCTAATGCGATGAATCTATGGCAAACGGCCGGACGGATGTTAGGTGTGAGTGGTGCACAGTCTGCTGTAGCACCTACAGTATCATTAGCACCTAGTGTGCCTGTGACATCCTCATCTAGTAATAGTGGAGCACCTGTACAAATTACATTCGCACCAGTTATTAATGCTGGTAATGGTTCAACTGATGATATTATGTCAGCATTGGATGCTAAAATGCGTGAATTTGAGCAAATGATGCGTAGCTATACCGCCGGACAACGGAGGTTAAGTTATGACTAGTTATACAACAATACAAGGGGATATGTGGGATTTAATCGCCTATAAGGTATATGGCAATGAACGATATATCAATTTATTGTTAGAAGCCAATCAAAAGCACCGTAATACGGCGATATTTTCCGCTGGTGTTGTGTTAACATGCCCAGATGTTCCTGCTGATTCTTTACCTGAATTCTTACCACCATGGAGGCGATAGTACATGAGCTTACAAAAGAGCCTAGCTAAGGTCCAGAAATGGAAGAAAGATTTAACACCACAAACGAAGTTAGCACGGCGGGCATGGTGTACGATTGGGTACCAACATTGGGGAAGTAAGGAGTCAAAGGACATCACAGACGATATTAGTAAGTACCTTCTTGATGTAACTTTCACAGATAACCTTTCAGGGACTGTAGATGATGTGGCCATCTCATTAGAGGATAGGGGCCGTCTATGGGTCGGTGATTGGTATCCTGTGAAAGGATCATTACTAGAAGTCGCTATTAATACCGTAGCATGGGAGAAATTAGGGGATGAACAATTTACATTACCAATCGGCAAATTTGAAATTGATGAATTCGAGGGAAGTAGCCTTCCTGATGTAGTCAAAATCAAAGGTGTCGCTATTATCGGTAGTACTGACTTACGGGAGAAAAAGAAAGACAAATCGTGGAAAGCCACAACGCTTAAGGCGATTGCTACTGAAAAGGCAAAAGATAATAAATTAAAGCTAGTATGGGATGCGGACTTTGACCCACCGTTAAAAGATGCATCACAAAGTGCTGAATCAGACCTCGCATTTTTGCAGAAGCTATGCAATGATGCGGGGTTTTCTCTTAAGGTATCCACTGAACAGTTGATTATATTCGATGATTACAAATACGAAAATGTGAAGCCTAAAGTTATAATTCGTAGACCAGGTGGCCAATATCATCCTTTACAGACTAAAGAGGGCGAACAACCACCTTTGATTATTACCAGGGCCATATCTTATTCGTACAAAAGTAAAACTCGTGAGGTATATCGAGCATGTCATGTGAAATACACCAATAAAGATAAGAAAACTGTGATTGAGGATACGTTTGAAGATCCTGACCGTAAGGGCCATACGTACCTTGCCGTATTAGAGGTCAATGAACAGGTAAAAGATAAAGCTGAGGCGAAACGATTGGCTAAGAAGAAACTTAGAGAAGCCAATAAGGAAGCCGACACAATGTCTTTTAGTTTCCATGGTAACCCTCTTATTATGGCATCGGTTACAGTTAAGCTAGAAGGATTTGGTGTGTTCGATGGTAATTATTTAATTACTAAAGCAACTCACACATTAGGAGCCAATTATTCAACGTCGATTGATGTAAGGAGGTGTTTAAATGGCTACTGATATATTATCCACATTAGCAGATATGATATTTATTGGAAATGTTTCAAGTACAATTCCTGAAGAAGGTAAAGCCGTTGTTACACGCCTCGATAGAGAAGGTGTTGTAACGGCGCCACTATCTGTCATTAATCGAGGAGCAGCACATGATAAGGACTATTGGATGCCGGCAATTGATGACCAGGTATTGTGCGTTATGTTGCCTAATCGGTCCGGTCGTGGCTTTTCTGATGGGTTTATCATTGGCACATTCTTTAGTACCGCGGATCCAACTCCAGGTGGCGCTGATAATGGGAAACGTGTGCTCACTGTTCCTGGAGATATGACACTTAATGTTGGTGGTACGCTATCTATCAATTCAAGTGGTGGCGATGTAGTGGTCAATGGTATTTCCTTAGTCCATCACGTACATGGTGGTGTAGAGTCTGGCGGTTCTACAACATCGGGACCAGTATAGGAGGTATAGATGTATATCGGTTATTTAGCGGATATAGTATTCTATACCGCATTAGACAATGTTCTTACTGTATCAGATGTAACACGTTCAGGTAGTGCTAGATGGGAAAAGCATAATTTAATGCTAGAAAAACCTGTAAAACAGTTTAGTGGGCCAGACGTAGAACAAATTACATGTAAGATTCTTATTTCTTCATCACTTGGACAATCTCCGGATAGTACTGTTAAGAAGTTGCGAAAATATCGCGACACAGGGGCTGTATTACCTTTTATCATTGGTGGTAAACCTGTTAGTCAAAACTACTTTGTAATCATGTCTATGAGCGAAGATAGCCTATTTACGGATGCCTATGGCAAGACGCAATCTATTGAAGTATCACTAACTCTTGAAGAGTATCCGGACAAGAATACAGTAGAAGAAAAGTCCATGCTTAACCAATATGGTCAGAAGTTCAATAAAGTTAATACGATATTGCGGAGGTTCTAGCCATGTCAGCAACGTATGAAATTAAACCAGTTACGGACAATAGGATATCGCTAGCACCTGAAAGTGAAGTCGCTGAGATTTTGCAGAATGTGCAAACGATTATTTCTACTGTTCGTGGTAGTGTGCCACTAGATAGGGAGTTTGGTATTGATGGTCGCATTATTGATATGCCTATCCATCAGGCACAAGCGCATCTATCTAATGACATATTCCAACAAATTAAACGGTACGAACCACGTGCCAAAATTAATGATATATCCTTTACCGCCACACAAAATGGGGCGTTGATTCCGAAAGTGATGGTGACTGTATGAGATTATCTGATTTACCGAATGTTGAGTTCTTTAACACAGATAAAGAACACGTTCAACAGAAGGTATTTGATATTTACACAACAATAACAGGGCGAACCTTGGGAGAGGGCGACCCTGTTACTTTATTTTTAAATGTGATTTCGGAAATTATTATCCGATTATTGAACGATGCAAATTATGCAGCTAAACAAAATCTATTAGCCTACGCAGAAGGTGATAACTTGGACCATGTTGGAGCGGTGCCTGCTGCCGTTGAGCGGTTACAGGCAACAAAAGCGACTACAACTATCCAAGCAACATTGTCAGCAGTGCGTACGAACTCTGTCATTATTCCAAGGGGTACAAGGATATCCACAGAAGATGGTGAATATTTTGCTACTGTTGAGGATTTGGTAATTCTACCAGGTCAACTCAATGGATCCGTAAAAGCGGAAGCACAACGTACAGGCGCACAAGGGAATGGGTTTAAACCAGGTGAAATAAGTACAATTATTGACCCTATAGCGTATGTGGATACGATGAGCAATACTACATTATCTGAAGGTGGTTCTGATACGGAAGATGACGAAGCCTATCGCGAGCGTATTCATGAGGCTCCTGAATCGTTTTCTGTGGCAGGGCCTGAAGGTGCCTATGAGTATTTCACAAAATCTGCATCACACCTTGTGGCCGATGTAGGTGTATCCTCTCCACATCCTGGGGAAGTTAACATCTATCCATTACTATCTGGTGGTGATATTCCAGGTGAAGAATTACTAAAAACTATTACGAACTATTTGTCTGATAAGAAACGGAGACCTTTAACTGATAAGCTCACTGTATTAGCACCTACTACTACGCAATATAACATCGACGCTAAGTATTACCTTGAAAAAGGCGCTGATGCAACAGTGGTAAAAGCTAAGGCAGATAAAGCGGTCAATGATTATGTGACATGGCAAAAATCTAAATTAGGTCGTGATATAGTACCTAGTCGATTGGTGCAAATGCTCATGGATGTATCTGGCATTAAGCGCGTTGAAGTAACGGCGCCTGTATTTACTCCTATTGCAGAACAAAGTGGTGTGGCTGTAGCCAATACAATCGCCGTAGTGTTCGCAGGAAGTGAGGAAGAATGATACGTGATAGTAAGTATACAAGCGCGGAACATCTTCCCTCCTCAATCGACAGGGAGCCAATTAAGGCCATTGCAAAAACGTGGGATGATACGCTAGCAGAATTCATGAATACGAATACGCTGTTATTGTGGTCATCTATTGATACTGAATCAGAGAGTGTAATTGATCACTTAGCGTACCAATTACATGTAGATGATTATGATAGTGGGTTACCAATAGCTACTAAGCGTGAATTGGTGAAGAACTCAATTGATATCCACCGTCATAAAGGAACGCCGTATGCCGTTGAAAAAGCCGTACAAACTGTATATTCTGATTCAAAAATAGCAGAATGGTTCGAATATGGCGGTAAGCCTTATTATTTCAAGGTTACGCTCATTACGGCACCATTAACTGGTGAATCGGATATTACTAAACTTGTACGAGCTATTAATACGGCCAAGAATGTACGGTCCTGGTTAGATGGGATTGAATTCATTCGACGAATTAACTTCAATAAGTATTTCGCCGGGTGGTGCGGTGTATCTAAAAAGGTGAATATCAAGTGTGATTTCACGAATGCATGGAGTATTAATTTGAATACCCATGTAACGTCTTACACTGTTGAATCTAAGAAAACGAAGATTAATGTAACGCTAGATAATAGCATTAGATAGGAGGAATATATGGCAGAATGGTCAAATGCAACCATGACTGATGTCGGTGCCGATTTGCAAGCAAAGGTAAATGCAGGCAAAACTAAATTGACATTTACTAAAATTAAAGTCGGTAGTGGTGTTAATGCAACGAATCCATTGGCATTGACTGATGTAATCTCCTCTAAATGGGAGACTACTAATTTCGTAGTTAAACAAGAAGGTAAAATCGTAAGCGTTGATACGTTCATTGCTAATAACGGCATTACGGAAGCTTTTCGTATGTCTGAAATTGGATTATTTGCACAAGATCCTGATAAAGGTGAAGTATTGTATGCATACCTTACAGACCCTGAACCGGATAGAATGCCGGCAGAAGGTGGTTCGGTAGTTGTATCCCAAGAATTAACTATTGGAATGGTATTTAGTAATACAGGGAATGTATCGCTAACAGTTAATATGGGGGCGTTGGTAACGCATGAGCAGTTGGAAAAGCATAACAAGGATGAACATGCGCATGACGGTCGTTTCAATGCTATCATTCAACAACTTAATGGCATGTTAACTACTGTAGATAATGAAGAAGGTCAACCTAAAGCACCAACATTAGCATTAGTAAAAACTTTGTTAAGTAGCTTAAACATCAAAAATGCAACCGATGTAGTAAATGCATTGGAAAACGAGAAAGCAACAGGCCTTGGAATCAGATATGATTTCAGCAATGTAAATGCGTGGTATATTTGTTTAGGTAAGCTGTTTGGGAATTTAATTATCCAAGGGGGAAGAAAATTAAATTTAACCATCTATGATGGTAGAAAATATGATGTTCAATTTCCTATTTCTTATGCAAAAGAATGTATTGGTGTATTACAGACATTAGAATGGCCTATTGCTATTGGTGGTGCATCAGTGGC